GTTGCAAACGATAAGGATTATTTGAGACTAGGTCTCGGTTCTGATTCGAATTGCAAGGAGATCGACCCTCCATTTAGATACTGTTCTTTTCCAGAAAGTATAGAAATGCAGCCAGTAGATCCACTCGTACGAAGAGCTTTAAAGTATTCAGATATGGATCATCTATCCGGTTTGTTTGATCCCACGCGTCAGAAGTGGGATTATACTTATTATGAGAGACAAGTGTGGAATGAGCCTAAAGAGTTTACATTACAGAATATAATTTTACGACATAACTCTCATTATAATTGGTCACTGGGGACTACTAATGAGTTACCTCACTCTATCTCTGCAATGTCAAATTTGTATCCTAGAAAATTGGCGAATGCTGTTTTGAAAAATGTTCGTAGTCCTATTCTCCCGGCGAAAACCAGAGATGTCCTTTCTCAGGTAGGAGATGCCATGGATATGATGTATCGTGCTATGAAGATTTTCCGTTTTCGAACTGTCAGAGCTGAGTTGAATATGTCGCGTTTTCGGCGCATATTCTTAGGAGCCTCCGATGGAATTAAAAGTGGGGAAACTCGTACTCATAGTATCGGACCGAATATCTCTTTAAAGATATCACCTAATGGGAAAAAGATAGAGGAATTTCAAGCCAACTTCAATTTGTTGATTTGGTGTCTTAGGAATAATCAGTGTCCAGAAGTAGTTTTTAATGATATGCCTAAGAATGAGATCTATCATTCTTGGTCAAAGCAGAGGGATCCTGAGAAATGGGCCGAATTTTTAGACAAGCTTCGTATCTTTGTTATTCCTTCAGGTGTTTTTAACCTGATGGAAAATTTGGTATCGAAAGTGCGGATGATGTTGGAAACCGGTTGGGTTATCCAAGTCCGGCACAAATGGCCACGCGGAGGTTTTGATCGACTAGCAAAATGTTTGGGGATTATCTTCGGAAAAAATGAATGGGCAAAAATTATTAATGAAGGAGATTATAAATCTTTAGATGTGACGATAAAGGAAGTTCTGACAAATCTCTATTTTAGTACTATGCTCATACATGAACAGAAAGGGACGCCAGAATACGAGGTCAAAGAACGTATTTTGCGATGGTTAATCAGTCTTCAGGCAGTTCGTATAGAGCGTCTTTTTGCGGACATTTTTGCCTTCCATGAAGGAGGTGTTCCAAGTGGGATGTTCAATACGAGCCATTGTGACTCTTGGGTTACTGCTCTTTTGTTTTTTTTATTCTTAGCTCATACTATAAACAAAGCACGTCCTGAGGATCAGGCACATTTGCAAGAAGTGGCTCTTTTTCTTATTTTCTTCATATGTTATGGAGATGATCTTCTCTATAATATGAGTGAAGATAAGATGTGTCAGTCTTATTTTTCAATAGATAGGTTTTCTCTTTTCTTGAAGGAGTTTTTTGATATGGACCTTCGCGATACGAAACCAGGTCTAACTTTTATGTCGAAACAGTACCAGGGTTGGCTTACCCATACTGGAGGTTCCTTCTTACGTCATTATGCAGTTGAGAATCCTAATAAAGAAAATGGTCAGTCTATTTCTCTCCCTTTCAGAGAGTCTCGCGAGATCTTGGCGAGAGCTGTCTGGGGTAGAGAGGTTAAGTCTCGTGATTCTCTGGATGTCATGCTTTCCTGTATTGGTCATGCATGGGGCACTTATGGTTCTAATAGGGATGCCTATGATCGCCTTCGTCTTTTCTTTCTTCATTTGGCCAGTTCTTTTAATGGTGATTTTAAACGGGAGATGACTGCTCGGGTCATGCGTTTGAAGGAGGACTCTGTTAGGAAGATGCGCGTTATGGGAATAACTCCTGATATAGTTTGTGAGGGATTCCCGTCATGGGATCAGATCCAAAAACATAATATACTAGATCCAGCTTATCAGGACATAGCTGTTGATGACATTTATGATATTAATGATCTTCTTGATCCCGGATCTTTTTAGATTTGGCAGTAGACTTGTCGAGGTCTATAAACTACGATCAGTTCAGGCTCTTTCTACTTCCGGCATATGCCGTCTGAACTTTCTACTGGAGTAAGTTGTGATAAGCACGCAAAAGCGATTCTCACCACTGAGACAGTGTTTTTTTTAAAAAAAAAAAAAAAAACAC